ACATGTTCCGACCTCAGGGCGCTTCCGCCGACCGCCCTGAGGTCGGACTGGCATGGTATCACCACGTCAAACAAACGACACAAATTATGCAGGCTTCTTGCGTCGACCGGGACAAGACTCACCGTGGACCTCCTTGGCGGTCCGGAGGCCACCCCTCTTGATGCTGCGGATCAGACCTTTGCAGGTCGGACAGGTGTACGAGCCTGTCTCTGGCTTGGGCGGGGGAGGTGGCGGCAGTGGAACCTTGCGCCGGATCACTGTCCATTCCAGGTACCTGGGTCCCCCTGGTGGAACAGGCCACCGTTGTACCCGCAACTGAAACAGTGGGGTGCTGGGGGAGGACCACGCTTCGCTCCACCATCGGTGCGGCTGTAGTAGTTGGGGCTCCCACACTCGGGGCAGGGCTCAGCGTCCACCTTGTGAGCCTTGCCTCCCCGCCACGCCTGCATCGCACCCCACAGGTTGTCGACTGTGACCTTCTCCCGTGGCACCTGGACAGCGGTAGCCGTCGCATTCGTGTAGCTCTGTGGTTGCTGGGGTACCCACTGGCGATTGGTGGGAGCCTGGGGGTACCCCGCCGACCCAGGTGACGGCCTCCCTTGAGTCGGCGGGGCTCCTTGCTGCTGTTGCCGCGCCGCCAGTCGACGTGCGTACCAGTCACTCATGGGCGTCAACCAAGGTGACCGCTTCCGAGAGGAAGGCGAGCAGCGCCCCGGCCAAGCCCTCTTGGAAGGCTTCCGGGGAAAGGGACCACGGGGCGGTCGCAACAAGCGCGGCGGCATAGTCATCGGCCAACGCCACGATTCGATCAGCCACCTGAGGGGCCTCCCCCGTGAGCATCATGCCCTCGATGGTAACTCATTTGCCCTTGGCATCTGCCCATGTGTACCCGACTCCAGTGGAAACGACCAGGGGGATCTCGCCCAGGATGGGGTCACCTTGAGGGTTAAGGACGCCACTCATGGTGTCCTGGACGATCGGCAGCACCATATCGAGGTATCGCTTGTCCACCTTGATGACCACCTCGTCGTGGACCTGGACCAGCATCTGAGCAGGGAGATCCAGAAGCTGCTCATGCAGGGAGATCATCGCCAGCTTGGCGATGTTGCTGGCGAAGCCCTGGACCACAGCGTTGATGGCCTGGCGCTCAGCCCGGTACCTGACCCACTCGTCCCCGCTGTAGTAGTTCAGAAGCTCAGGGAGCCTGCGGATACGACCGGACGGCTCGATGATCACGTAGGGAGGGTTGGTGACGGGGCTGGCGGTGTCGCACCGGTCGCGAGCCTCCTGCAGCACCCGCTTCTTCCACGGTTCCAGCGCAGAGAACTCGGCGTAGTAGCGGTCGAGGAACTGCTGGCCCCGCTTCTTGGTCACGCCAGCCACCGCCGCGATGCGCTCAGCCCCAGCGCCGTAGCCGGTGGCGAAGTTGAGGGTCTTACCGACGTGACGGAGGCTGTCGGTGACCTGATCCAGGGGGATCTGCATGGCCGTCGCCGTCGCCTCGGCGTGGATGTCCCGGTGCTGCCGGAAGATCTCCGTCATCGTCGGCTCCTTGGCGAAGAAAGCCAGGCCCCGCAGTTCGATCTGGTCGTAGTCAGCGACGATCAGGACGTGGCCGGGACCAGCGACGAACATCTGCCGGATGACCGTGCCCTTGGGAAGCTGCTGGAGGTTGGGCCTCTCGGCCGAGAGCCTGCCGGTGGCGGTGCCGTGCTGCTTGAAACTGGTGTGCAGTGTGGGCAGGTCAGGGTTGGTGCGGTTGAGGAAGGTGTTGAACCCCTCCACGAACGTGCCCCGCAGCTTCTCGTACGCCGACCACTCCAGCATCAAGCGGGCCATGTCGTTACCGCGACCGGCGTAGTACGCCAGCACTGCCTTGGTGAGTTGGGGGACGTGGGTCTTCTTCGTGTAGCTCACGGGCTCCAGGCCCTGGGAGGTGAGGATGGTGTCGTCCTCCCCCACCTGGGGCACACCCTTGCCGAACATCACCCACCGCTTGTGGACGGGGTTCGACATGGGGAAGGGAGCGCCGGCCATCTGGTGACACTCGGTGGCGATCTCATCCAGCCGCGTCTCCAACTCCACCTTGACGTCGCCCAGCTTCGACTCGTCCACCGGGAACCCGGCCTGCTCCATCGACATGATCGTGGGGTAGAGGGACATCTCAAACTGATACGCCGGTAACAGACCGTCGCGCACCAGCTTGGCCAGCAGCCGTTCGAAGAGGAACCAGCAGTAGCGCAGGTCCTTCATCAGGTAGCGGGCGATCTCGTCCAGGCCGAAGAGCGTGATGTCCTTGCCCATACGGGGGTACCACTTCTTCGGGTCCTTGGGGCGGAACCAATCGATCGAGAGCGTCTTCAAGTCGTACTGCAATAGCTCTTCGTTGAGTACGTGCTGGAGAATGATCGTGTCGTGGTACGGACCAGGTGGTATCTCACCGACGTATTTTTCTATAGTCATCAAGTCATACTTGACATTGTGCCCGATCTTCGCTCGCTCGCTGAACAACAGCGGGTAGATCAGTTCGCACACCTCATGAGGCCACAGTTGCTTGGGCGGTGCGGCGTAGGTGGCAGCGACGGGGAACTCCACCTTCCGCGTCGACGGCTTGCCCCCAGGCGTGAGCCGACGAGGGTCACCATCGGGGTAGTGGTTCCAAGCGGTGTCGACCCCCTTGCCGGCCGGCGTCAGGGTGATGCCCTTGGGATGACCGCAGGGGATGAGGAAGAAGTCGGTGCCCCCGGACCCGAGCCCTACCCAGGCAAGCTCGTTGGTCCGAGGGTCACCACCTACTGTCTCGACGTCGATGACGAACTCGTTCTGTTCCAGGAGAACATCAACGGCAGCGGTCACCTCTCCCCTGGTGAGGATGACGTGCGGCGTGCGCCGCACCACGGCTACGAGTAGTCGTCGTTGAGTTCGTCAGCGATGTCGCGCATGTCCTTCATCTTGGGCTCGTCCACGATGGAGGCGTCGTACACCGGGACGGCCTTCAACGCCACCTCATCGGGCACGGGGATGTCGTAGTCCTCTTCCAACGCCGACGCCTTGATCGGTGCGACGTTGTACTGGACCGACTGGCGCTGCCCCGTCTTCGACACCAGGAAGAAGCCACGGGTGAGGGGACCGATCTTCGGGTCGTTGGAGTACGCCTTGAGCACCTGGAAGAGGCGAGCGCCCACGTCCCACGACTTGTGGGTCATGTCACCAGACGGGTCGAGGATGGCGATGTTGAACGCCGACACAGCGGTCGCACGGTCCCCCACCTCACACACCGGGCACGTCTTGCCGAAGGACTGGAGGCAGGTGTACGCACGGTTGGTCTTCTGGCGCTCAGCGTTCATGCGCTCGACCCAGTGGCGGCGGAAGGCAGCGTAGGGCTGGTCCTCCAGGAACTTGATGATCTGGCTCTTCTCTTCGGGGCGGAAGGTCTGCGCCCAGCTTGACGAAGAGTCGAGGACCTTCTGACCCTCACCCCATCCACCCTTGACGGTGGGCGTACCGGACGGACGAGCGGGTGCCTCGGTGGGCGTGTCGTCGTCGTCGTCGGGATCGGGGGCGGCAGGTGGTGCGGAACGCTTGACTGGCATGGTATTACATCCTCGGTATTAGGCGTTGGTTACTTGGAGTGATCACCCTGGAGCCGTTGAAGCTCCAGAGCTACTGCTTTGGCGAAGGCCGGCGTCGGGGGCTCCCGATTGAGGATGACCCGATGCTTGCCCGCCAGCCGAAGGATAGCTTCGATGTCGGCCCGTGTCCACAGTCGCTTGCCCTTTGTTGAGCCTGCTGCGACGGGCGCCTTGGTCCGCGGCGAGCGGTACGGAGCGTTGGGGAAGACACCACGCGTCTCCCACAACCTGATGGAGTGGACGGTGTACCCGAGGGCCTTGGCCAGGTGGGAGATCGTGAAGAACTCTCGCTTCTCCCCGGCTACCACGTAGGTCAAGGGCTTGTCGTCCCATAGCACCGTTTCCGGTTCGGGCTTAGGGGGGTTTCGGTTGACCGGCTTGCGCTTGCCTGGGTAGTCGAGGTCAGCGAACCGGTCGAGCACCTCGTCAGTCATTGCCCTCCGATATCACAACCTCGTAGAGATCACCCAGGGTGTCGACGCGA